AAAAACGTACACGCAGGAATTGTTGGTCAATGGCGGGGCGCTGATATGCCGTTGGTGTCGAATGATTACTGGTTACCAGTGACATACAACCCGTACAAATATGAGACATTCGTCTATGTCGACAACGGCTGTGAATGGCTCGGGAGTGATAATGCGCTACTACATGAGCGCAAAGTTTGGAGTGTTGAATAATGGATAAAGAGACCAAATGCGCCCTAGAGCGCCAAATTGTTACCCTAGAGAATGCCGCATATCAGGCAGAGCGCCGAGGCGATAAGCGAAAGGCGAAAGAGTGCCAGAAGAAAATAGAGGAGCTTAGAAAGCGATGAAATGGTTATTGATTTATATTGCGCTTACTGGTGAGCGTGTTGACGTTGCCAAGATGGGCGCCTACAATACGATGGACGAGTGTTTCGATGCTCGGGAAAAGTTCGTCGAGGTCATTGGTCGCCCTATTGTGAATTATCAAGCAGTCTGTATAATCGATGAACAGCAATAAAGAACAAATGTTGGAAGCATTAGAAAAACTAATGCAAGGATTAAGTGATTATGAGAAATTTTGTAGCAAAGAACGCTCCAAGACGGAACTCTGGCGCACACAAAGACAGAAAGAAGGAAGCCATGAAAAGCCCTGAGAGCGACGCAGAGATTCAGGCATACCTAGAGTACCTAGAGGAGCTAAAAGAGGCTGAGAGCGCCTCTGAGAGCTTCTCAGACCAATTGCCGGACGAGTACTGGCACTCACTGAACAAGGACTAATGACCATGCCCGCACAATGGCGAGAAAGACCGGATAGACCGATGCACGAAGATGATCGACTTGAATCTATAGCAAAACTGGTTCCATACTATAGAAATCTATGGATTGAAGCCGATTTTGATGGTGAAGATCAGGAACTAATCGACGGTTACAAACGTCTATATGAACACTACAACCAATTATTGAAGGAAGGAAAACACTATGAACCAAAATTCTGAGAATAAACAATTTATGTACACTGGCGAGTATGCCGATGCATTGAACGAGTATGTGGACGGATTACGTAATGAGGAGATCGTAGACCTGTTAAAGGACTTCATTTGGGACTATATGGAAACGTCTATGACTAACGAACAAATCCAATATTTTATCGATAATAAGGAATGGTAATGGAACTGACAATCGAAGAACGAAAGAAGCTACAATACGAGCTGATTATGGACGACTGCAAGCCAATGGCAGTTATGGGTTTAACCGATGGTGAATTAGTTGCAGCAGTTATTGCAAATCATGGTGTAGACATGGTATTATCAATCATTGGAGGTAAGAACGATGAAAGAACCAATGCATAAACACGAGATGCTAGATGCCCTCTGGGACTTCGAGCGACCATTCATGACACAGGAAGAGCTAGTAGACTGGGCACAGCGTGGCTTTAGACACCACCTAGATGAGATGCCTGAGGCGCAGCTTAAGGCTCGCTTTGAGTACCTTATGAAATTCTCTGGTAACTTTACAGATGAGGTATTAGAAAGTGAGATGTAAGATGTGTGATGCTTTGTTGTCTGACTATGAGGCGACAAGAAAAGATCCCAATAGTGGTGAGTATTTAGATACTTGTGGTGATTGTCTTCGATCAGTAAGAGAAGCCCTACAGGAGTTTGATGGGGAAATCCCTTACAAGTACGATGTTGGTCTTGAAAATGAAGACGAAGTATGATATACTCCTTAAGTATTACTTAAGAAATAACTAAATAACTAACTAAGGAATAACTAAATATGCCTGATTTTGTAACATTTGATAACCCTGAGTACACTCAGGATACATTAGAATACAGTGACGTCGAGGAAGTGACTATCGGCTTTGCACAGAATGGTTGTTCATTGACCTTCTGGGGTCGTCTTGATGGTGAGTACCAACAATTCCGTATGGTGTTCCCATCATTGGTTGTCGCCTTCGACATGATCAAGGAACTCGAGAAATGTCAGTAAGTGACGAGGTAAAAGAATACTATGAGGCGATTGTTCCGTCTCATTGTAACGTCTCCGATGAAGTACGGGAGGCAATGGAGTATGCGATACAGTTTACTTTGAAACGACATCGTGATATACTCAGTAATGATGCTTGCGAACGTGAGCGTGTTTTAACTAAAGGCTAAGGAGTCTTAACTATGAAGAAAGTACTTTTAATCGCTGCATTGGTAGCAGCAGCACCAGTTATGGCTATCGACGATACAAACGTGCGTGGCAATAACTCATTCATGGGCGATGGTAGCTCTCGTATGGACAACGACGCTAAAGGCAGTGCGACATTCTCAATGTCATTCACAGGCACCGTCGAGCAAGCTTCACAGTTGTTCGGTCGTGGCAGCACCCAGAACCTAACCAACACTAACGCAAAAACAGAGGATAAGTAATTATGTCAGTTATTACTGGTAAAGTAGCATTCGCCAATTTGACCGAGCACGAGGTGTTCAATGGTCAGTCTACTGGCAAGTACTCAGTAGTCGTGACACTTGACGACGAGCAAGCCGACAAGCTTGCAGCAGAGGGCGTAAAGCTTAAGACGTACAAGAATGAGTCGCAGCGCAAGTTCGCTACCAAGTTCGAGGACTTCGCAGTTATCGACAATGATGGTGAACCTGTATCTCGAAGCTCAGTTCGTTGGGGTGATACAGTTCGTATCAAGTATGGTCTTGGCAAGCCACACCCAGTTCATGGCACATCAGTTTACCTACAAGCTATTCGAGTAGTCGAGAAAGCGGAGGTTGATGGTGTTGATGACGAAGAATTCTGATTCGGAGTTCTTGCATCACCAGAGTTGCCCTAAGTGTGGATCTTCGGATGCCCTTGGGGTTTACTCTGACGGTCATGGACATTGTTTCTCCTGTCAAACTTACTTTAAGGAGTTAGATAACGTGGAAGCTACTGCAAACGTGGTCAGCTACAATCGTCCTGCAGAAATGTATGGACAACCAATGGCAATGTCTGAACGTCGTATCTCATTGGACACAGTAAAGAAGTATGGTGTTACCGTTGAGACTGTACCTAATGGTCATGAGGCGTTTAAACATCACTACCCATACTATGACAAGGGTGGTAACTTCATCGGCACTAAGGCTCGCAGAGTAAGCGACAAGAGCTTTAGTACTTCTGGTAACATGAGGGACAATGTGCTGTTCGGTCAGCAATTGTTCAAGAACGAAGGTCGCTTTGTAACTGTAGTTGAAGGTGAGTTAGATGCTCTGGCAGCATTCGAGATGCTTGGCTCTAAGTTTCCTGTCGTCTCTGTATCGAAAGGTGCAGCAGGTGCAGTTAAGGACTTCAAGCAGAACTTAGAGTGGCTTGAGGGCTTTGAGAACGTCGTGATTTGTTTTGACAATGACACAGCAGGTCGTGAGGCGGCTGAGAAGTGTGCTCAGGTACTATCACCTAACAAGGCTCGTATCGTACATCTTACGGCATTTAAGGATGCCTCAGACTACCTTACTAACAACAAGGTGCGTGACTTCACTAGCGAGTGGTGGGAAGCTAAGACCTATCGCATGACTGGTATCGTGACGCTTGAGGATGCTTGGAGTGACTTTGTTAAACGAGGAACCGAGGAAATCATTCCTTTCCCTGAATCATTCGGGATGCTCAACCACATGATGAATGGTGGTATCGCAGCAGGTGAAATTACTGTCTTGGGTGCTCTCACATCCATCGGTAAAACTACAATGGTCAACGAGATTGTTTATCATTTCTGGAAGAATACCAATAAGAACATTGGTTGTGCGTTCTTGGAGGCATCAAAAGGTGAAGCAGTTGAGAACTTACTTACAATCCACACTGGTCACAACCTGTCTTTGGAAGATCGTAAGAACATTGACTTTGATAAGTTGCACACTGACATTATTACTGATGGCAGGATTCTTCTACTTGACCATCATGGTGCGGTAGATAGTGACGAACTATTCGTTAAACTTCGTGCAATGGTTAAAGGCTCTGGTTGTGAAATCTTAGTCATTGACCCAATGCAAGCAGCAGTAACATCGAACACCAATGAGACCATTGATGACTTCATGGATCGATTGCTTAAGCTTGCTAAGGAAACTGACGTGTCTATCATCGTGGTCAGTCACATGAGAAAGCCTTCTCTGACTAACCCACACAACGTCAATGAGTATGACTTGAAAGGCTCTGGCTCAATCAATCAGATCGCCTTCAATACTATCTTGTTGTCTCGTGATAAGATGGCAGAAGATGACTATGCTCGTAATAGTACGATGATCCAAGTAGTTAAATGTCGTCGAACTGGTATGACTGGTATGGCAGGATGGCTGTACTACAATTCACAGACTGGGAGACTTGAACGTGGAGAAGCACCAGAGCAACACGCAGCAAACGAAGAAGACGAGTTCTAGACGACAGAAGCAGAATGAATCCCGTAATCAACGCAGGAGACTTTGGAAGAATGCAATCAAGGCAGTGTTTGGAGATAAATGTCAAGATTGTGGATACGATAAGCACTGGGAGATCTTAGAGTTTCACCATGTGATACCTAGGAAGATCAGTGGAAGACCACCACTTACAGTAACTCAAGACTGGCAGTGGGAACAGTTCAGGGATGAGCATTTAGAGCATTGCGTTCTAGTGTGCCCAACGTGCCACAAAGAGCGACACATTAACGACGAACATAAGAGTTTGCAATTCACTGATGAAGCTGATTTTTGACATAGAAACTGATGGACTGAAACCTACAAAGGTGTGGTGTATCTGTGCAGTAGACGAGAAAGGTACTCGTTACTCACTAGAGATGCCTACCAAGGCAGACGTCAATGCACTACTGAGTGGTGTAACAGAGGTTATCGGTCATAACATCATTGCCTACGACGTACCTGCACTAGAGCGCATCTTAGGCGTATCTTTTGAAGGTATCAAGATCACTGACACACTGGTTATGAGCAGGTTATATAACCCGTCACTGGAAGGTGGTCATTCACTAGCTAAATGGGGAGAGCGTTTGAACTTTCCCAAAGGAGATTATAATGATTGGACTTCGCTTA